ATGCGCGAGTTTTCCATAAATAGGATCTGGCTGGAACATCCAAGTGGATTTTCCTTTTCGATGAACCCATGCTGAATCTGTATAGTAGCTCATTTTTTTAAAACAAATATTTTAAACTAATTGACATATTATCCCCAATCCCGCGCTTCTTCTGTAATTCCACGAATCTTGAAATGTCTTCCTGACGCTTCATCAAATTAAATACTTCTTCTTTTTCTCCATTAAAACCATCACTGGCAACTAAGACAGAATCTACGATACCTTCAATTTTTTTAATCAGTGGATCAGAGCTTAGTGCATCCCCAAATCCAGAATTACCTAAGGCGCGAGTCAATCTTAAGGCACTTTTGCCGCTTGTCAAGTATAAAGATTCATTAATCATCTTCATTTGTCCTCCCGCCGCAACGGCCCGCAATAAATCCTCATCATTTTCTTGAAAATCAACTCCGTGACCGCGAAATTGCTGAATTGTGTTGCCTGTTTTCACAAAGATAGGGGAATCCCCTACTTGATAAATGTGAGATTCGCCGTCAAGGTGGTAAAAAATAGAAAGAGTTGATCCTCCTTGGGTGAAAGCGCGGGTTTGCATGACAACTTTGCGGTGAAGCCGTGCGACCCAAGTTTCAAATTTGCCGACTAGCTTAGGTGCGCCGCCTGCCTTAACGGCTCGAATTGCCCGTTCTGCGACCATTGTCCCATGCTTTCCGTGTCCATCGGCGACGGCTAATAAGAATCCGTGATCTTTCTGCGAAGTATAAATCCGGTCTTGGTTTTCATCGCGCCGTCCAATTTCGGTATGAGTCTGAATTTGCATCTATACATTAGAGGGATTTTAAAGAGAAAAGTCAATGTAAGAAAAAGTTTTTAAAATTTCCTTATAATATAATATGATTGTAATATTTAATGAGGACAATAACTTTCCTATATGAGCAAAAAACCCCCTGTAAAGGCGACGGCGAAAAAGAAACGGATCGAGAAAGACATCACCAACGAGTTTGTCGAACTAAATACCGACGAGTTGCTAATCAGAGAGTTTAAATGGACTCCAAAGCAAAAACAATTGATTGAGTTGATCTTGGATAAGAAGACTAAGGCTATTTTTGTTAGTGGTCCTGCTGGAAGTTCCAAAACGCTCGTTGCTGTATATTGCGCACTGCAACTAATTAAGGAAAAGAGATACGATAATATGGTTTATATTCGTAGCGTGGTTGAATCTGCCGCTCGTTCACTCGGATTTTTGCCAGGGGATATTGAAAGTAAGGTCGGTCCTTTTTTCGCTCCATTACAAGAAAAACTAGACGAACTTCTTCCTTTTAAACAAGTTAATTCTTTAGCGGAGAATGGAGTTGTTAAAGCAATTTCTAACAACTTTTTACGTGGAGTGCAGTTTCGATCCTATGTGATTATTGATGAAGCTCAAGGATTTGAAAGATTCGAACTACAGACTATCCTTACCCGATACGCCAACGGAGGAAAATTCATCTTTGTCGGCGATCCTAAGCAAATTGATCAAAAACGGTCAGGTTTCATGGAATTCTTTCATCTGTTTTCAGGAGAAGATTCCCGCGCTAAGGGCATTCACACCTTTGAGTTTCAAAAGGAGGACATAATGAGGGCCGAAATTCTTAAGTTTATTTGCGATAAATTAGATACGCTGAAATAAAATTTAAAATTTCGTAAAATATAATTTCGTCTGTAAAAAAGGGTAATCATGCATCAAAAACAACAGGAGGGAAAGCGTTATTACCTCTATCGACATATCCGCTTGGATAAAAATGAAGTTATATATATTGGGAAAGGGACGGTTAAAAACTATAAATCTGAGAAAAGTCGTTATCAAAGAGGTTACGAAATGAAGGCTGGAAGATCCAAATTATGGAAAAACACTGTAAAAAAAGGCGGTCGAAAAGTCCAAATTTTGTTTGAAAGCGAAGACCAGTCTTTTATTTTAAATAAAGAGATAGAATTTATTAAACTATATGGGAGGAAGGACCTTGGGACGGGAACTCTGTGCAATTTGACAGATGGCGGGGAAAAAGAAAGTGGTTATATATATACGGATGAAGCTCGGGCCAATATGAGAAAAAATAACACATCTAAGAATCGGAAAGGTGCATTAAATCCAAAAGCGGTTAAAGTTTTCGCTTATACTATTGATGGAGAGTTTTACAAAAAATATGACTGCATGGCTGACTGCTCAAGAGATTTAGGTGTAAATCAAAGGACTATTAGTGAAATAGCTAATAGAGAAAATAGTTTACAGGTTAATCGGAAAAGGCAAAAATCTACAAATGGTTTTATGTTTTTCCTTGAATACAGAGGCGATAAAATTCAAGGGTTTAAAAAAAACTTGCGTGTCTCCTACACAATTGTTAATCTTATAGATGAAAATAGTAACATTATTAAATCTTTTCGTTCTATTAAGGATGCCACGCTTTACACAGGAGATACTTGGAACTCCGTTTCAAGGTCAAGTAAATTGGATAAACCCTCTAGGAGAGGAAATCTGTTTAAAATTATTTCTTAATATATGTCATTCCCATCAGGATTCGGTTTAGTAGCGGTCTACCCATCATTGGTTGCAGATCCCCCAGGTTTCGCTTTTTTTAGAAGTGGGAGTTCTCCCGGTTTAATTGACCTTTACTTGGCGAGTTCGACGGGGATACCAAAAGTTTTATTTTCCACATTTTCAGGCGAAGTTCCGACTTTAAATCTGATCTCAGGAAATAATAATGATTTCTATTTTAATCAAGGCCGGATGCGATTTGGCAACGGAACTATAGGCGGAACATCTGGATCTGGAGCATTACAAGTTTATTGGAACGGTGATTATACTTCTAATACTGACTTCGGATTTGGCGTTAATCAAACTGATTTTAATGCAGGTTACGGTCCACCCCAAATCGTAAAACGAACAAACGCAAATCTGAAATATACAGAAGTTTCTAATTTCGTAGGATCTAAGGCGCTATTTAAATCGAATTTAGGTGGTTATGCCAGCGCTACTCTTCCGGGAATCTACGATTTTACCGCTGCCAATACTTATTCAAGTTTTGATTATGTAAATCCACAAGTCAACTCTGCTACTATTCCTTCAAATTTCATGGGATTTGGCTGGGGCATGTGGGACGGAGCATACAATTTATTTAGTGTCTTAAAAGCTCAAAGAGATTCAGTAGAAGTGGGTTATTTCCAAGAATTTGGTACGCGCACTGATATTGGGGGAAAAGGATCATTTGTTATTCGTCATGCAAATGTCAATCCTACAACTTTTCACCCCAGCGGGACAATTCTTTTCTCCTCTGGAAATTCAAGTTTAAATGTCCGCACTTCTAGTGGTGTTAATATCCAACTAGCGCCAGGAATTACTGGAGTTAATCGTTATGCTCATTCAGACGATATTTATAGAACATTGGACTATGGAATAAATGATTTTATTGAGATTGGGGCAGAGTACGACGGTAAAATTCTATATAATACAAAAGCTACAGATCATTTTATCAATTTTGAATACGGTCCACTAGTAGATGGGTTCTCATGTCAAATTATCCACCAAACTAGTGCAGCTTGTACGATGTCGTCTACCGATAATGATTATCTGACTCTAGCTGGTGGAACTTTGAGAGGTCCTGGGCTGGGTGGTAGAACATTTGTTTCCGTGAAAGGGAATAATTTATATCTCAATAATTGTGATACCTCTTCCATAATCCATCTTCCTGTCGGGCAATTGTATCCTACGACTGTAAGCGGAGCGGCAACTGGTTTAATTACGACTACTACGAATAAAATCGATTATAAAGTTCTTGACTTTGATCAGTCTGCTATTGAGTACGCTCAAGGTGACTTTTTATTACCATTGGGATGGGATAGCTTTAAATGCCAATTTATTTGGACTTGTGGGACAGTAGGTGCGGGGGCTATCATGTGGGGTGCAAGAGGTATAGCTCTGGCAGATTTTGGCGCTTTAGATGTTATTTACGGTCCACCTCAAAACATTATTGATACTAAAGTCACATCTAGCGGAGTTCATATAAGTAGCTTCACCTCCTCTATTACCCCGCCAGTTCCAGCCGCATATGCCCCGATCAAACTTCAAGTTTATCGCAATGCAACCAACGCATCGGATACATTTACTGCCGACGCAAGACTCTTGGGCGTGACAATTATTAAAACCTAAATTTATTTTTAGTTGACTTTTTTTGAAAAAGTTCATTTAATTTAAGTAGTATATCATGAAAAGTTTTTGCGCCCATTGTGGGCATTCAATGGAATATCATTCCCAGCGTCCAAATTTTTGCACTCAATGTGGCACTAAAATGAATGGTGGGGCTATCGCTTCTTCTCCCGCCCCTGCACCAGTTTCGCGTCCGACGCCCCCGCGCCGCTACTTCGAAGAGGAATATGAACCAGAAATCCCTGATCTTGATCAAGTTGCTATTACTGCAAGCGCCAAACAAGGGGTTAAATTCGGTTCAGTAATCGGCCAAGGAGAAACGGGTTGGGTTGATCGTAAAAAAGTTTCTCAAAAAGATTTCAAAGAATTTACAAAGCGGATGACCACAACGACCAAGATGGATGCCGATGATAAAGGTTAAAACTTACGAAGATTGTCAAGAGGAGATTGACTCAATTTTATCATCTAAGCGTTCGTTCTGGACGTTAGATTCTATTAGCCAAGTTGGATATGATGATGTATCCCAGATCATTAGACTTCATATCTTTACTAAATTCGACCAGTGGAATCAAAACCTTCCTTTTTCTCCTTGGGCGGCAAGTCTAATTAACCGCCAAATTATTAATTTAAAAAAGAAATTCTACGGGCGACTTGCCCCTCCATGCCAAACATGTGAATTTAATATCGGTGGCGGACAATGTTCCTTTACTCCCAGTGGCGCAAAAAACTCTCAATGCTCTAAATTCGCAAAATGGGAAGTCTCAAAAGGGGTTGGCTACAATATGCTCTTGGCGGAATCAACTGATAAGGCTTATGATTCAGACCCAGAAGGGGAAAGTAGAATTACTTTAGAATCCAAAGAGTCTCCTGATTACGCCGCCGCATCAGACCGTTTACACCAACTAGTAATGACGGGATTAACCCCGAAAATGCAAAAGCTTTACCGTTGGTTGTACATTGAACACCGCTCTGATGAATTTATTTCTGAGGCTATGAAATTTAAAACTTCGGAAGAGGGTAAATTGCCCGGTTATCGCCAAATTACAAACATTAAAAAAGTTTTAATTAATCGGGCGAAAGTTATAATGAAAGATATCGATATTTTTGCACAATGAATCCTGCATCACTACTATCCTTTGATGCCGTCAATAAAACTGACGCTATTATCATCGAAGCTACTCAGAAAATTCCTTATCATGCCCAAAAGTATATTCGGGAGAATTTAGAATCTGAGGAAACGAAGGATATGCTTGACTTTGTCCGCAAGGCTTTTGGGGACATGATGATTGACAAGCGTGACACGAAGTTTACGAAAGCAAAGGCTTTTTATCTTCGACTTAAACAAGGCCGCGAATATTATAATTTTACCGATAAAGAAATTGAAAAAATTATCAGTCTCACTGCTTCCCGCAAGCCAGGTGAGATTGTTAATATTCTTTTTGAGGGCACAATTGAAAGCGGGGAAGCGAATAGCCGCGCCAATAGCGTAAAAGCTCTACAGGTAGCCTTAGGACGCGAATACAAGGGTCCTGCTGAGGTTCTACATGAAGTTGACGATATTCAGGACGGAGAGTACCGCCCGCCGCTTACAGACGAAACAGTGATCAGAAAGATCAATCGGGCGGATGGCGGCGCGGACATGGCGAAACACAGACTTTCTTCTTTTGAACGCAAGTGCGTAAGAGTTCTTAAAGCCAATTTGGGTTTAAAGAAATTCTGTCTTACTATTAATAGTTTTAAAAAGATTCAGGAAAGAGAATTATTCGAAATTGAATTCATTCGGGCGACCTACAATAAACCCGATATGATTCCAGATGACATCAACGCTTGTATGATGCTCTGCGGCGAATATATTCGAGAAATGCAGATTCGGGAAATGATGAATCTTTTAGACGGCAGAGTAAAATCTTCGCTTGAAGGGGATGAAAAGACGAATATGGTATTCGCGGAAAACCTTTCAGCAAAAACCAACGAATTAGATAAATGTCAGAAGAACATCAAGGCTCTGCAAGACACATTAAATAAATCTTATTCAAAAAGAAAAGATACTGAATCGAAATACCATGAGTCTTTGGCGCGTTATATTAATGCTGTCTGCGACCAAGGTAATCGTGAAAAATTTATTCTTAAATCGAAAGTTTATGCGGAAAAGGTTCTCATGACTGAGATTCAAAAAATAAAAGACACTCCCCAAGAAATCGGAGAAGCCCACGGGATGGGAATCAACGAAATATTGGGATTTTCTCATCAAATTACAGATTAATATGGATTTTAAATGTCAAGTATGCAGCACTGAAACCGGAAACTTTTCAGCCCTTCACCGCCATATTAAAAAAGAACACGGACTGATCCCGAGGGATTATTATCCTTTATTTTTTCCACGATTCGATTTGTTTGATAATGAGCCGATTGAATTTAAGGATATTAAGAATTACAGTTCGACAGATTTTTCTAGTAAATACAATTTTCTTAAGTGGATCGCGCCGGGGGGTAAGGAAGTTCAGAATTACTCAATTAATATTTTAAAACAGAGGGCGGAAGAAAAGGGAACGAATTTGATCCCGGCAAACGTGGAATTAAAGTCTTTGTTCGCGCCAAATCTTAGCGACTATATTTCTATGTTTGGAGGAGTTGACGGATTTAAATCTGTTTTAGAGGAATCGGGATTGAAAATGAAATTGGAACCCGTTAAGCCTGAGTTTAAAACCGGGGTAATGAAGATTTTTGTAGATACGCGAGAGCAGGCACCATTAACTTGGGCTTCGTCGGAAGTAAAGAAATTGATTGTTGGCGATTATTGCCCCAGTGAGGAGTTCTTTTCTGGGGTTTTTGTTGAAAGGAAAAGTCTTTATGATCTAGCGGGAACCCTTACTTCCGGACTGGATAGATTTAAACGTGAGATAGAACGGGCGGCAGAGTTAGGACTATACCTTGTCGTCGTAACCGAGTCTTCGTTTGTTGATGCTTTTGACTACAGCCCCAAGAACAGTTTCTCTCAGAGAATCGGGGGAGCATATTTATTCAATAAGATAAGGCTCCTGATGAAGGATTATAATAATATTCAGTTTGTTTTTGCGCCGAATCGATTCCGTTCAGTTGAGATAATAGAGAGCATATTTAGGATGGGTGAGGCGGCAAGGACCACTGACTTAGAGTGGCTGAAAGATAGGCAAATAATTTAGAAATTGCAAAAATAAAATTTCCACTTTTCTGGGTCTGCTTGTAATAACTAGTAGTATGAGAAATAAAACTAAAAAGGTAGCATTTACCCTTCTCCCCGAAACAGTTGAATTGTTAGATAAAATCAGTCGCGATTGCGATATGACTAAAGTTCTAGTAGTTCAGCGTGGGATTGAGTTATTGGCTGAGAAGAAAGGGGTAGAGAAATGATTGGAGCTATCTTTAGCATGGCCGTTAAATCTCTTGCAATATGCCCAAAGACCAATGGAATTTATAAAATAACAAATCAAAAGACTGGAAGATTTTATATTGGAAGGGCTGAGGGGAAAGAAGGATTTTATAAAAGATGGTATCACCATAGGTGGCTCTTAAGAAAAAATAATCATGAAAATTCTTATTTGCAGAATTCTTACAATAAGCACGGCGAGGATTTCTTTACTTTCGAGATTTTAGAAATTAAAGACTTTGGAGATCCATTGGCAGATCTAGAGTTTGAGTATATTATGAATCTAGATGCAATGCATTTTAAAAAAGGTTTTAACGTTAAGAATGACAAAAATGCTCCAACTCTCCCAAAAATTGTTAGAGTAAATCATCCTAAAGCGAAAGAGTTTGAAATACTCGACCCTGATGGATATTTAGTGAAAGGGAGGAATTTAAACCAGTTTTGTGAAGAATTGGACTTCAGTACAGGCATGATGCATAACGTTATAACGGGTGTTCGTCAATCTTACAAAGGATATAAATCGATCAACCCGGAATTTAATCGAGTGAGAGAGTCTTACCGCCTACTCTCTCCCGAAAAAGAATTAATCATATTTGATAATATGAGAGAATTCGGCAGAAGAATAGGTGTGGGAAAAAGCTCTATACAAGGGGTTCTTAGGGGAAAGGCTGCTCATATTAAGGGATATCATCTTGAATCCCCATCTCCCGAAAACCAACAAAAACTAGATAAATTTTTCAATAGAAAGCTATTAGTTAATAAAGACCTTAGTACTATTGTTGCGTTTCATTCGATTGACAAATTCTCTCGCAAATATCAAGTTCCCCGTCTGCCCTTGTATGATTTTTTTGCAGGGCGGGAAAATTATCTTATTGAGGGTTATAATTGGAGTATTCCGACAGAAGAGGAGATGGGCCGATATCTAATCAGTAAAGAAGATTTTTAATTTTATAAACCATAAAAGAAGTAATATTTTGTTAAATTTTGGTAAATTTCTAAAAGATCGGAGGATTTCATGAGTTGGCATGAAGGTGAACATGTTCCCGAAATTCAAATTGATAAGATTAACAGCGATTGGCGGGATGTTAAAGGTGATATTCCGGTGGAAGAAGCTGCTATTTGGTTCACTAAGTTTCTAGCTAATAATCCATATCTTGCAGCCGAATTTTTGATAGGACCTAAACTAGGTAGAATCCACCCAATTCAGGATATTATTATTAGGACGTGGTTTAAGAAGGATTTCAATTTACTTATAGCTGGCCGAGGCTTCAGCAAGAGCTATACCGTCAGTATCTTCATTGTTCTCTACGCACTTTTCAATCCAGGAACGAAAGTAATTATCTGCTCGGCATCTTTTCGTCAGGCGAAAATGATCTTTGACCAAGTAGAGCGGTTTATCGAATCTGAACAGGGCGGATTCTTAAAACAATGTTCGCCCAAACCAGCTTCTCGTGGGACTGACCGGTGGGAAATGAAAATTGGAACCTCTACTATTACGGCGACCCCTTTAACAGAAAAGAATCGTGGTTATCGCGCCAACTTAGTAATTATTGACGAATATCTTTCTGTTCCGGAAAAGATTGTATCAGATATTATTATTCCATTTTTAGCTGTAAAGCGCGGCAATGGAGCGGAGCAAAGAAAAGTGGCGGAAGCAGAGCAAATCCTAATTGATCGCGGCGAAATGCAGGAGTGGGAGAGGACTGTCTACCAGAACAATAAAATTATCGGTCTTTCTTCTGCTACTTATAAATTTCAGCCACTCTATAAGAATACTTATCTCCAATATCTAAATACGATTCATGATCCAACGGCGGCTCATGTAAGTCACTCCTTATTTAGACTCGGCTACAAATGCGCCGCAGCTAATTTACTAGATTTAGACAGTATTGAGAACGCCAGAAAAACTCTTTCTTCTCAACAATTTGACAGAGAGTATAATGCTATTTTCACTGATGACAGCGGCGGATTTTATAATGTAGAACACATTCTTAGATCAACTGTGCCTGTTGGTGAAGAACCAAAGGTAAGGTTTAAAGGCAAAAGAGGAATGGAATATATTATCGCAGTTGACCCGAACTCCAGCGCTGGATCTGAAACTGCGGATAACTTTGCAATTTCGGTTCTAGAGCTAGCAGGAAACGGAACAGGCGTGGCGACCTTAGTTCATGGCTATGCCTCGCCGAAAAGTGAAGTAAAAAGAAAGGTGGAATATTTCCGCTATCTTATGGATTCATTTAATGTTGTTTTAATTATTCTTGACCACGCGGGCGGGCCTCGGTTTATTGAAGAATATAATTCTTTGGTTCCAGATGAAAAACAGATTTTCATGTCTGGCTTAGATTTTACTGATGAAGATACTTATCGGGAAACAAAGCACTTATACAATAAACAAACTAGCCATATTGCATTTACTCAGATTTTCAATAAAAAGAATTGGATTCGTGATGCTAATGAAATGATGCAGGGCGACCTTCAGCATAGTAAGATTATGTTTGCCTCTCCTATTTCCAATTATAGTGATGCGGATGTTGATTATAACATTAATCTATTGAAGAACGTTCCAGATCTTGAATTTAACCAGATTTCAAGTTCAATTACAGGTGACGAGCGCCGCCGCGAGTTCATCGAACATGTTGACAAAGTTGTCGCCGACACAGCTAAGGAACTTGCTTTGATTCAAACAAAAACAGACTCAGTAGGGAATATTAGTTTTGATCTTCCCGCTGAAGCGAAATCTGGAAATAAACATCGTGCGCGAAAGGATTCCTACACTAGCCTTCTTTTAGGTAATTATGCTCGGCGATGTTATGAAAAATTGATGAGCGACGATGATGATAATGAAGAAGTCTTCGCGGGATTTTTCATCAATTAAATTTTCCTTTAATACGCTTTATCCTGTAATTAAGAGCAGATATTCAACTTTAATCCCTAATTTTACCTAATTATGTCCAGACTCAACCCTAATAAGCCGCGTGAAAAAGATACAAGAGGCGTAGTCCTCGAAATTTTTGGGAAAGGGGAGGATGAGTTATGCGCCGGGGCAATGATCAATAGTGAGGTTCTCAATAAGCAGGGCTACGAGGTAAAGGCCAGCATCTCCCGAGTTAACCCAGAAAGCTATGATAATCAAGTTTATAAATCGGAAACCAGCCAGTATTTCCATATCTTAAATTCGGCCAATCCGTTTTCTTATGACCGCTGTGGAATCGGCTCACACGAAAGTATTGAATTATGCCAAAAAGCATTTTATTCTTTTCCTTCTTTCCGCAATCCAATTTTGATGCAGTCTTATCTATCCAATACTCCGATTCACTTCATGGGTAAGGATAAAAAAATAATTAAATTTTTTGATGAGTGGGCACAAAAGGTAAATATCTGGGATATTGCAAATCAATTCTTTCTGGAGTGGTTCCGTTCAGGAAATGTTTTAGTTTATCGTTTTGATGGAGAGATTAAATTATCTGAAGTAAAAAAACTCGCTGTGGCGGGAGAAAAGGAAGCTATCGCCAAGGCCCGCAAAATTCCTCTCAAGTATATCATCATTAATCCTGTCGATGTTCGCGGCATTGGATCTTCTGTTTTTTCTGGACAGGAATATGGTAAAGTGCTTAATCCTTATGAAGTTGAGATGCTTAAGAATGGAACAACCCAGCATGATAAGGACATTTTTAGCGGGCTGGACGAACAATCTAAAAAAGCAATTTCAACTGGTCAGCAACCAGTAATTAAATTGGAAATGGACCGTTTGCGTTTGGCGTTCAATGCTAAACAGTCTTATGAGCCAATGGCTGTCCCTCCTTATTTTGGAGTTCTTAAATCGATTAACTTTAAGCAAATTCTCCGCTCCTCGGAAGAGAAGGTCGCGGCCTCGGCGGATTACTGCATTCTTTTGATTACGGCGGGGGATGAAAAAAGAGAAGGTAAGAAGAATCGTCAATTGCTTGAAGGCATGGCTAATCTTTTTTCCGCCCAAAGCGTAGGAAGAGTTCTTTTCGCAGACTATAGTGCCCAAGCTCAATTTGTTATTCCTAAACTTAATGAGATTTTCGGAAATGAGAAGTATGTCAACGTAGATAAAGAAATCCTGAATGGAATGAATGACATCATGGGTTCTGATGAGAATTTCGCCACAGGTCAAACGAAAACAAAGATTTATCTTGAGCTTTTATCACAGGCAAGGGAATCATTCATCCAATACTTCCTTTATCCTGAAATGAAGTTAATTGCTGAGGAGATGGGTTTTAAAGAAACCCCAATGCCACGATTTGAAGAGGTCACCTTGGAGTCCCTGAACGAAAGCAAGAAACTCTACAACCGACTCTATGAACTCGGAGCTTTGACACCCAAAGAACTATTCAATGCTTACGAAACCAACCACCTCCCCATTGAGGAAGAGTCCTTGGAGAATCAAAAGGTATTTAAAGCGCAGAAAAAAGATAAAATTTATGAACCTCTAATCGGGAACAAAGCCGAAGCTGGTCGCCCAACTGGAACTACTGCGCCAAAGAGCAAGAATACTATTTCCCCACAAGGAAAGGCAAGCTTGGCAAAAATCAAAGAGAATATGCCGAAAATGCAGGAATTGGCAAATATGGTTGGCTCCATTTACAAGGAGAAGAATTCTATTACCCGTCTAAGCCAGAATCATAAAAAACTGGTAGATTCCATGTGGGAGCGAATCATGGCGGCGGAAACTATTGACAACTGGAGCAAAGAAACTGTATCTAAATATGTGGAAAATCCATTAAGTTTAGCTTGTGGCGGTGCTCAATTCGATCAGATTTGCGAATTAATGGAAGAGCATGAACTTGATTTAGTAGCTGCAACAATTTTGTTTCACTCTATGTAGAATAATTAATTTCTTCTTTTGAGATTTTGTCTGTAAGAATAATTATGGACTTTATCAACAAATTTTGGGAGGCTTTTAAGAGAGATAGAGTTACTTCAATTTGCGGTTTAGTATTTGCCGTTGCTTACTATATTTCTTCAGAGCCAAATTCTGTTGCCTTTCTAGGTCCAGATATTGCCAATTTTATGGTGGGGCTTGCAGGTTTCCTAAAGGGTCTGAGTGTTGCGGTTGGTCTTCTCTTTGCTGCTCAAACCCGTCCTGACTCTCTTGCTCAAAAAGATGTAATCAAAGAAGTACTTACTGAAAATCAACCAGAAGGTAAGAAGGAATTAATGTCTGATGAATCGGACGTAAACCAGAAAAAGATTAATTAATTATATGAAAACCGCAATCCTCGCCGCACTAGCGACCTCACTTTTATTTACTTCTTGCACGACCTACCGTAAGGTCATTGACTCTGTCACCGACAATCAAATTCTCGTTGCTCCTACTGCGGCATTAATTTCTTCTGTAATCTTTGAAAAAGCTGTATCTGATGAAGATCGCATCGAAAAAGCTAGGATTGTTTTTAATCTTTCTGAAAAACTTAAGGGCATCACTTTTGACGCAAAGCCAACCCGTGAAGATTTGGAACAGTTTGTTATGAATAGTCTTCCTGATAAACCCCATTGGGTTGTACTTGCCGCGACCTTGGGGAGTTATTATGAATCCACAACCAAGGGACTTTCTGATGACGATGTAGTAAAAGCTGCAAAGCTAATTAATGAAATTGCGCTTGGCTTAAGCCTTTCTTCTCAAAAATATATTTAATTCATGTGGACTAGTATCGTTGCCGCCGTTCTCTCTATTATTGATAAATTTTTTGGAATTAGAAAATCGAAAGAGGATCTCAAAGTAGAAGAGTTTAAAAAGAAGAATACAGATGAACAAGTTAAACGTGCAGAACAAATAGAGGATATTAAGGCCAAGGACAGCGCAGAAAATCTTGTCAAAATAATCAATACTGGAAATGAAAAACAAAAACAAGAAGCTTTGGATCAATTGCGTATTCGCGTTTCTGGCTAGTTTCGTTTTTGTCGCTTGTAAAACGGCGGATATTAAAACGATTATTCCACCACGTATTGTAGAGGAACAACCCTCTTGGGACGAGAATACCCAGAACTCTGGCATTATTGAATACGTGGAAGGAAAAGGATTTCTTATTACCAATAAGGCTTTAACGAGATATGAATCTCTTATTGCTCTATTAGGGGCAAAGGAAATTCCGCCGATTCTACCTGGCGAGGGCGTAACCATTGAAGCAAGCGGCAAAATTTATCTGACTTCGGAAGCAGCAGTTCATTTTGTCGTTTTATCTGATAAATTTAAAGCGGGAGTTCGATAACTAATTAAAAATTATGTGGAAGTGGCTTAATAATCTATTTTCGCGCAAAGAAAAAACTATGACAGAATTTGAAGAAAAACGGGCATTAATTACAAAAATTATCAACTGTTTCGAGCAGGGGCGACCTGAGTTTCAGCATGACAAGGTAGACTTTTTAAAAGACGGGGTATTCGCTGGATCTTTAACTCGGCAAATTCAAATTACGATTTCGTATGGATTAGTGCAGACTGGACTTCTTCCTTCTTTTTTGAAAGACTATGTCAACCTAAATGCTAAGTTTTCTGAAGAGTTCCGCCCCTATCTTCCCAAATTACCCCAGCAAAGTCTTGTAAAGGACGGGAGATTTGAAGCTCTTCTAAAACGAGCGGCACGGGAAGATAAGGTTTACACTGATTTACTGGAAGCTTATTTTTACCAGATTTATTTCGCTAAGGCTGTTGCTTGGTGGAAAGATAATGGGTTTAAAGAGTATTTGTCTCTAGCTGTAATTATGGACTCGCAGATTCATTCTGGCAGTATGCTTCTCTTTTTGCGCAAACGATTCCCAGAGCCGACCCCAATCAAAGGCGGAAATGAAAAACGCTATATTCAGCAATACTTAGAAGTTCGCCGCGATTGGTTAAAAAATCACTCTGATGCTACTCTTAAAAAGCTATGGACTCGCCCTCAGTTTTATATCAATGAACTTGAAAAAGGAAATTGGGATTTGGCGGCATTACCTATCTCCCCGAACGGGGTTAAAATAACATCATGAAAGCCTCCATTGTAGCTATTCTTATTTTTTGCCTGTTCCCGTCTTATAAGCCTGTAGGCGCAGACGCAAATACAATTTTTCTTCCACCCGGAGTAACCATCGTCAAAACTCCTATTATCCTGAAATCCGGACAGAGTTTGATCGGCGATAACTCCACACTTTACCTTGAAAGCGGCGCGAATTGCCCAGTCATAATTGCGGGGTCGGACGAAGATTTTCCCACGGTCAGCCGTGACATTTTTATCTATGGTGTTGAGATAGATGGAAATAAAGCCAATCAGCAATTTGAAATTGAAAAGCGCGGCCATATTAGGAATAACGGAATTTCCGTGAGAAACGCGGATAATGTAATTATCAGTAATGTCTCGGTGCGGAATTGCCGCTCGGGCGGCTTGGTTTTAGAAAGAGGTTCGCGACGGGTTGCTGTGCTAAACTCAGTATTCAGCGAAAACTTTTTCGATGGAGTCGCAGGTTATGAATCAGAAGGATGTTTATTATATAATTTAGAATCTACGCAGAATGAGGCCGCAGGGATTAGCTTAGACTTAAATTTCGATAAGAATACTATTCTTTATAGCTCTATTAATGGGAATAAAAAGGAAGGAATTTTTATGAGACATTCAAACTACAATCGATTTTCAAATCTGTCGATTTCTGGGAATGGAGGAGATTCTGTATTTATCGCGTTATCGGAACTGCCTAAATCTGCGGCGAAATTTAATGTCTTCTCAGATATTTATTTCTTTTTAAATAAAGGTGATTTCAAAATTAATGATTTAGATTGTATTGGAAACAAATTGATTCGGCCAATATTTTCAGATCAAGATTTAGTTGTGAAATTTTAATTTCCTTTTTTTTACATTTGATTGTAACAAAAATATATGGATTTTAAATATCGCACGACCTTTACTTCGAAGGCTTCTATTTTACACCGGGAACGCAAAGACTTCGAGAGTTTTTCCGCTTTTGCTTCAGCGGCGCGGGATATTTCCGCTTTATCCGGTCTTCTCCCAAGCAAAGAAGAAATTGATAAAAATCCAGATTTACTTTATGTCAGTTTTAATTTAGCTGTAGCCAATCAAGCTAATTTAAATGACGATGCTGTTTTGACGGCAGATATTATTGAAATGGCCAAAAATATTAAGTATAAACAATTTAATATTGAACATAATCGAGAAGAAGTAGTGGGATGTCTTACTTCAGCATCTTTTTCCAGCTATGCTGACAGCAAGCTGATGGGCGAAAAAGAAGTGGAGGGTCTTACTACTCCGTTTAATTTAGCTGCTTCTGCCGTTATTTGGAGAGTGGTCGGCGATATTGACAGGATCGTAGAAGAATGCGATAATCCAGACTCTCCGCATTACCAGTCTATTTCTACCTCATTCGAGGTTGGTTTTCAATCGTACAAAATTGCTTTAAATAGCAGGAATCTTGCTTATGCTTCTATTATTGAAGATGAAAAAGAAATTGAGAGCTTGTCAAAATATTTAAGGTGCAACGGCGGCAAGGGAATTACCCCAGATGGTCAATCCCTCTATAGGGTAATTTCTAAGCCTACTATTCTTGGGGCGGGTCTGGTTCTACAGCCAGCGGCAGATGTAAAAGGAATTTTAACTTATAAAAGTGATATGCAAATGCAAGAACCTGAGATGGAAATGGAAGAACCTGAAACCGAAATTGAAGATCCAGAAATGGAAGATGAAGATGAAGAAGAAGAAAAAAAGATGGTTAAAATTGAGCTTGAAATTGAAGTTTCTGCCGCTGAAAAAGTTTTAAATAAACCTTTTCGCCTTCCATCTGGATCAAAAAAGAAATTTGGGGTCTATGTTAAAAATGATAAGGGTAATGTTGTTACTGTAAAGTTCGGCGACCCGAATATGGAAATTAAGCGCGACGATCCTGATCGTCGAAAAGCTTACCGTTCTCGTCATGGCTGCGATGTCAATCCTGGACCAAAGTGGAAAGCTAATTACTGGAGTTGCAAAATGTGGAGCGCCGAACCTGTCAGCGAAATTGTAGCATCAGTAGAAGAAGATATGATGGACCTAAAAGAAGATCTTGCGGAAATGGTTCTCGGATCTATTGCTTCCATTCAAAAGCACACTGAAGCTATTTTAGCTTATGCTAATGATGAAGTTGTAAAAGAAAACCTTTCTGAGCCTTTCCTTCAAGGAATGGCTGCTTTAGCAGAAGATTATGTTTCTAGCATTCATGATTATGTCATGTATAGCGAAGAGTCTTCTGAAATGGAAGACGATATGCCAGAAATGGAAGATGATATGGAAGACGTTGAAGGCGCAAGACCAGGTCTTTGGGAAAATATTCGTGAGAAAAAAAGGAAAATGGGTAAAAATTATAGGCCCGCAAGACCAGGCACTAAGGATTACCCAGATAAAGATGCCTATAAAAAAGCTCAAGGAGATGAATACGAATGGGATGGCAAAGAAGAATTTTCTCAAGCAGAGCTTTTGCGCATTGATCCAATGCTAGCACTTGCTAAACAAATGAAAGAATCTTATTCTGAAAAAAATATTAAAAAAAGTGAAAATAAAATTTCCTCATCTAATAAAGCTCTTGTAACTCCTATTAACCAACTTATGAAAATTACAGATCTAAAATCGGCTATCGCCGCAATTGAAGGAGTAGACTCCGAGGCGTTCGCGTCCAAGGCCGTCTGTGACTTTATTACTTCGGAGATCGCTAAGGCCAATGAGCTTTACGTCACTGAACAAACTTTGAAAGCTGAAAGTGAAGCCAGCCTTGCTGCTGCTCTTTCCGACGCTACTGAAGCCAAAGCCAAGTTTGAAGAGCTTTCCGCTCGTCTTGCCGAAGTTGAAGCTCAAGCTGCCGCACAAGCTGCTCAAGATATTTTTGACGCACGTTTTAACTCTCTTTCAGAGGTTTACAATGTCGAAGATCCAAAACTTCGTTCCCTTATCGCCAAACAAATCCGTGACCTAGATGAAGCGGCTTTTGAATCTTGGAAACAAGAGGACGGACTCGTTATCCTTGCGGGTAAAGAGAAAGAAAAAACTCCTGTAAATATTGAACAA